GCCGCGTATTTCTTTACGATGGCTTCCACGTCTTCCGAGTCGGTTGACTTTTTGAGTTCGTCCAGAAGTTCCTCGCGGAGACCAAACAATTGGTCTTCTACGGATGACTTCACGATTTCGCTCAGTTCGTTTTCAGTAATAGAGGAACCGGTAGAAGCGGATTCTAGCGTGTCAAGTGAAAGACCGGCGGATACCGCTTTCTCCTCAAGCTTTGCTAACTCTTCCCGCTGCACTGCAGTAAGGGACTTCTTTCCGTTGAGTTCCCAGAATCTTTGCTTCTGTTTCTCTGTCATAGCTATGTTGTGTTTTGGTTTTTACCGTTAAAAAATGTAATTCGATTTAATATCTTGCCTGTTGACAACGTGCGTCAACTATTTTTCTGCTTTTTTCAAAAGGAACTCTTCGTCTACTTCTCTTACAGAAAAAAGCGCGTCCGGATTCATAGGTATCGCAACCAGTGAAATTTCATACAGATTGACTTCCTCTATCGCCTTTCCGTCTTCCCCATAAAGGAACAACCCTCCGATGCTTAGGCTCTTTAAGTGTCCCTCGGCTACTAAGAATCTTACGTTCCTGAGGTCTGGAGAATTAGAAACAACTCCCTCCACCCAAAGACCGTTCTTGTTCTCTTTCATTTGGGTGTACGTACCCGCGATTTCCTTAACGCTGTTAGAATGGTCAATCAGCATTACGGGATTCTTCATGAAGTTTTTTATGGTCTTCTTGAATGCTCCGTTAATTAAATAGTCACCAATTCTGTCTTCTGCGGTAGTGTTTTGATTCGTAGAAGCATATCCGCTAAAGGATACGTCCTTGTAGTCAACTACTACGCCATTGTCGTCGGTAATCTCCTGAAACTTCTTTGTGTCGGCGATTGGCGCTTGGGCTACCCATCTCTTAACTCTACGTGTGGGCGTGCGTAGTGCTTCATGAGAAAGCTGGTCACTTGCTACGCTTATCTTGGTTCCCGTTCTGTAGTGGTCTCCACCATCGCTCGTATAAAATAACTCAACCTCTGGCTTTCCGGCTGAGTCGTTTACAATTTCTCCAAAATGCTTCTTGCCGTCTAGCTCGAATGATACTGAACGCAGTGCTAAATCTTCGCCATGTTCACCCTCTGGACCCTCGTCCTCCTCCAAGTCCTCGCCCATTTCGATATTTGGGAAATAGCCGTAATCGTCTGCCAAATCGTCTATCTTCCTAGCATCCCTAAGTGAATCCGCAGCCTCGGCTAAGGAGTCTGACTTTCTGACTTTCTGAGTTGAAAAGAAATTCGCTCGATTGATTGTTTCGTGCTCCGCCCATTCGTCACAAACGTACGATGGCATAACCAGCACACCCTTTGACGTGCAGATTCCTTGCGTATATGCATGGCACTTGCGGCACTTTTCATTAGAGACTTTTTCGGATAAAACATAACCCTTTTCTCGGATTACTGGCTTTTCACCAAGAGACTCAAGCTTGCGCTTTGCCCAGATTATTCCGTTTGTCCCACCCATGGCGTCCCACAGAACTCTTTCGATTCCGTCGTCATGGTCTTTCTTCTCGCAGTCCGTCTTGTGCTTTGCGAAATTTGCAATCTTGTGGAGATGGTCTAACGTAAATTTTTGACCGGACACGTAAATGTCGGCAACGTCCCAAATGGAATCAACTGTCCTGTCGGCGTGTTCATCCTTCCATGTCAGTGCGCGCTTGGCATTGTCAGCCGCAGACTCAGGATAATCATCGTACATCTTGTCAATCGTCATGCGAGTGATGTCGAAATTGCCCTCTATCAGGTCCGCTATGACTTGCTTCATCTTGGCTAAACCAAGCTCGTTCACTACTCCCCACTTCAGGAGAGTCACTACCTGCTTTCCCAGCGTAGGACTTGTAGTTTGGTCTGCAATCGACACGCCGTCACTACTGTGAGCCTTTGCCCAGCGCTCACGCTGAGTAAGCCATTTTTCAACTGACTCCGACGAGTATCCCTCGTCATAAGCCGTCCACATTTCATATGCGTCATTTGCAAGACTACTCTCTCCTAGCGCCCATATTGCAGGAAATTTCGTGCGGATTGCGTCAACCCATCCCTTGGTCGGCGCCGGATACTGCGAATGCTCAAGTCGTGGCGCTACAGTGTCAAACGTCAACCTAAGTTTACGTGGGTGTTCTGCTTCTTTTAATTGGCTCATATCTTTACCTATTTTGTTTAAGTCTGTGTTTAATTTTCAAATCATGTCAAGCTATCGAAGTCATCTCCTCTTTCTGGCTCGTCCATGTCTTGCGATGTTGGGCTGAAATCAAAACACCCGAAATCCGGGCTATTAGGTTTGAACATTCTCCTGTGTGGCTTTTGCCAAAACCTCTCATAACCCTCTTCAACCATTTCCTTGAGTTTCCTGAATGAGTCATCTCTCGGTGGTGGCTTGCCGCTGACGGACTTCATAGCCCGCGAATAGCCTTCGCTCATTTATGTAAATACCCATATGCCAACAGGCTAAGTCAATGTAAATTGATATATTATGCATCAAAGTCATCGCAAGATGTAGTATTTCCGTGTCTAAAATTATATAGCTCGCACCTAGTGCCTGTGGAATACTGGCAATCCGGACACACTCCACTATCGTCGTCGTCCTCATTGTCAGCCTGACCGTAGTTAGGAGCGTCCCTTCTGGCTCTAGACTCCCAATCTATTCCTCCGGCGGTTATTTCGTCCGCGCGAGCCTTTGCCCAATTTATTGCACCTACCCCACCCCATGCGTCTAGGTGAATGGAAAATCTATTTTCCTCGTATTTATCACCACTAGCTTTAAGTAGCCTAGTCTGGGAACCCATGTTTATGAGAGCCTCTAAGGATAGGTTCTTGCCTGCTGATATTTTTTTTGCAACAGACCACATTTTCAATGTGCCACCTTTATATTTTTTGTTCTTCTTGTGTAATACAGCTTTCTCGGACAGGCGAATTGCGCTCTTCGGATACTCACCGTATAGCTCTTTGCTGGGGTCTATAAGTATTACCTTGTTCTTGGTGTTTTGCGAAAAGACTGAATCCGGGTGATGCCCCAAAACCTTTTCCTCGTCTGGTTCCTTATCCGCTTCCTCCGGCTTCTCGGGAAGCTCATACTCAGTTTCATCTAGCGTTTCATCCATTTCAGATGCAGATGGCGGTCGAAACCTTTCTGTTAGTGAAATTGACTCTGCTCCTGCGAACTCCAGCGGAACTCTTTGGGTGCTAATAAAATATTTATTATGGTCTTCTTCATCCGTTTCATCCAGTCCGCAAACCCTTCTGTATTCATTAAGGGTCATAGCGCCATGCTCCACAAGCAACTCATAATCCTTAGACGCCTGCTCTACGTCTATAAGACCGCTTAGGCTGTAGGACAAAGACCATTTTTCATTAAATGCCTTAACGAAGCCAGTCGCGTGGTTCATCTTCGCGAATATCATTTGAACCAAAGGTAAGACCGTGTGGCGCCTAAAGTTTATATATTCCTGTCTGGCTGTTGCGTAATTGGCGGCACCATCTATACCTGCAACCGAAAGCGGGACTCCATGTGCTAAGAAAATTTCATCCGTAGTCACCTTGGACTGCTCCATTGTCTGAAGGTCCTTGTTGTTTAGACCAAGCTGGATGTATGACCACTTTCCGTTCAGCCATGCGGTCTTTCCTTGCGAGTTTGAGCCTGTGTACTCACCCTCCCACTTGCGCTTCATTCGCTCCCAATCCACAGAGTCGCCATCATACTCCTCCCTAACCAAAACTCCTGATGGGAATGCTCCGTTCTTAAAGAATGCTTCAGAGTACGAATCGTTGTTCAGAAACTTTCCGAAAAGAGGTTCCGCAGATTCCACGTCTCCGATTCCCAATATGCTTTCATTCGGGTGTGGACGCTTAAAGTGTATTATTTCTTCAGGAGAGAAAATTATTTCCTTGCCGTTTATTTTATACTCATAGGCCTTTATCTTACGCTTCTCGTCGGGAACTATTTTAATGTACTGCGGAAGTAGTGGATGCAGGGATGTAGGACGTCCTGCTCCGTCCATCTCGTCTTTTAGCCAGAATGCATTTCCGGTCAGCTTAATATGAAACGTGGTGAGATACAGAAGTTCATCAAAAGTGTCGAACTCGTTGGGCCGTTCAAGTAGGTATGTTAAGTCCTTGTTTTTGACCGGCTTGCCGGAGTCGCCAACCACATCATAATCAACCTGCAAAACCGTATTTGCGGTTATATCGCAAGCCCTGAAGCTAGCCCATATTTTTTTCAGACATGCATCGAGGTATGATTGGTAGTCTGACAATTTATGCACGGGAAGATTCAGCATCTTCTCAATGTGCTGGTAAGCCTTTTTGTCTCGTCCGGTCAGTATGTCATTGAGACTTTTATTATTATCTTCCTTCTTTTTCGGGGAAAGAAAGCTCAGTATGTCGGTTAGTGCCATATCGTTTAGACTTTATGCTGTGACACAATTTGTCAATCAAAGTGACCCTAGCGCCTAATAAAGCGTTCTGCCAACCTTGAAATAATCCCACTCTTTTTTTTATGGTTATGCGAGTCGTTCACCATAGCGGTAAACTCAACATCAATAATAGGTGAAAGGATTTCGGCAAGTTGTCTGTCTGCGTTGAATTTTCCACGCAACAACGATATTGATTCAAATACTGCGGTTGTTCTGTCGGGGGCACGAACTTTAATTAAAATTACTTTCTTCTTTATGCAAATGCCAAACAACATTGTGCGAATCCTCACAGGTACCACGAATTTCCTGCATGACAACTGTTCCGCTTTCCCCTTCATGGTATTAACATACAAAAAGGGCGAGAACTATCAAGCCTCGCCCTTTCCGTAAAATATGCCACGGTTTGGATTTCTGCCCAAACCCACTTACGTCTGCGCCCACCAGTACAAGCGTCTTGACGCTTGCCTATTGAGGAGATTCGGCTCTTGCGACCTACTCTTCCCGTAAGTGTATGGTTGCTTCACCTCAAGGGTGATTACGCCATCGTGACCAAGAAATTGAAAAGCACCACAGTTCTTTGTACGCACAAGGGTACGAACGCTGTGGCACTTTAATAATGAAGGCACGGCAAGGTGGGGGCTGATTTTCTCCCTCCACGGCGTTTTCATCCCCGCGCCAAAAGTGTTTCTAGTTATTCCAAACATCGGATGGAAGCTCAATGACTTGCCCCCCTATTGCTTCTAGCTCTACAGCTCTCTCATAGCTTTCCGCATCATGAGCGGAACTCGTGACTGCATTAGCGAGTCCCCACTGGCTCAAGTCTCCACCTTTTGTTAGGTGAGATAGTATTCCTGAAGACTCGTCTTGCGTTACGCTAAATCTATTTGCAATCAACTCCACTGCTTCTACCGGCTTTGGAATTTCAATCCCGGCAACTTCCCTGTACTTGTTCAATACATACTCAAATTTCTTTTCATCGAGAACCGTATCAACCAAGTCGTTGACTTGCATCCAAAACGCCTTGTCGGTCTGGCGCCTAGTACCCTCAGAAAATATTTCGGAGTCCACATCGTACTCATTGGCAAGGCGCTTACCTGCATGATACTTTCTCACTCCTGAGTCTGCTACTGTCATGCCGTTATTGCAAACCAGACGGTTAATCCATGGGTTTACCTGAAATGAACCCATCCCGACTTCGCTGTTTCTGATTTGAATTCCAGCTTGCACTACATCGCCCTCTCTGACTTCTCCGCGCACCTCAGGGAACACGGCATGCACAAAAAGGAAAGTTTCACCCACGTCGCACGACTTCAAGTGATAACCGTCCTTGTTTAGCTTAGGCAGAATGTTTTCGAGTAAATCGTAGTTATCCAAAGGACGATAGCTTTTGCCCAAAAGTGCGCGAGCAACTCCTTGTTCGGGTGAAGAAACCATAAAGCCAGACTTAAAGGTTCTTAGGCACTTTGCCTCCTCTTCCTTTTCTAGCCATCGGTTAACGTTGCTTGCGAGCAAGTCAGGCTCATTCTGTAGCATTCTCCTGTAATACTTGATTGGAATGTTGAGCTTACTGGAAGCCTGTCTGTGAAAAACATCAGTACAGGAGTAATTCCTTTCGTCCCCATTGAGCCTCATGGTTAATGACGAGTCTTCCTGCATTTCTATGGATTTGCCGCTTACCAGAAAATCCTCCCTAAATGAGCTTTGGTTTGTAACGTCATCTGCGAGTTGCTGTATGGTCATGGTCTGTTTCATTTTTTTCCTTATTGTTATTTGTTTTCGTTATTAGCTATTAAATTGTGGAAACGGAGGAGGTTCCTTGTGCTTTAGTAGGTATCTTTCTCCCATTTTTTTAAACAGTTTGATATTTAAATCCATTTTGACGGTTCGAGACTCCATCTCTTTTTCGTCTGAGTCAGATATGGTTCCGGATTCAATTATTTTTGCCGCCCATATCTGGAACTCTCTCAAGTCCGAGGATAGTTTAATGCGAGTTTTTTCTATCTCCGCTTTATCCTTATTTTTTTCACTTATTTTCATTTAATGCCCAAACTACTCCATTCGAGCATATATGTCAATACGGAAATATAACAATTCTTTCTCCTTCATTTACGCTCTTCTTTAATTTGCTTTGCTTCTTTGGCTTAATCATATCTGCTCCAAATAAAGCCTGAAGCCTTTGTGTGTTCTTTAGCATGGAATCCGTTGTCCTGTACATTGCGCATCCACCATCACTTGTGAAGTTTTGGTAAGTCTTGAATACAAATCGCTGGTCGATTACTGAAAAGCGGTTTTTATATATATTCAAGCAACATATATAATAATCCTCTCCCTCATCAAAGCTAAGGTCATACTCTAGCCCGTGCCCATCTAGGAAACCCATAAATGAATTATTGACGAACTTAGTATGAATAATCGGACGCTGTGACTCATACTGCACCGGTTCTCGCGCGTTACTAAATCCGAAATGAAATCCTCCTATTTGCTTGGTAATACTAGCCAAGTCCTGAATAATTCCCCATGACCTTTCTGGGTCTGTTATGTTTGTTTCCATTGTCTGAGACTCGACCCACTGCCTGCGTATTTGGAACACGTCGTCGTCTATCATGAATATGTTTTTCCAGCGTTCCAGCATCCATTGCCTAGTTGCGGTTATTCCCCTAATGTCGTTAGGGCATGCAACGATTTCATTATCAGGCAAATGAGCCTTATACTCGTGAACCTCGTATTCTGGTACTACGAATATAACATTGCTTACCATGTCTTGGACTAAGGTCTTGCCCGCCCTGCCCATGCTTGGACTTACTAAGTCTACTATTCTTTCACTCACTTTCTTAGACCCCTTTCAATGTGAACCTCATCAACACCCCAAGGATAGTGCTTCATTAATTCCCGAGCGCGAGTTCTGATAACCTTGGGAACTCTGGGGGTCGCCTTTGGGTTTATTATATCGCGCAAAAACTCCCTAGTTAAAGTAATCGCCATCACCTTTTGTTCGGTAGTGGTCATGTGTCTTCTCCGTCGTCAAGGCTCATGCCCTCAACTTCCCTATTAAGTTCGTCCAGCGACAAGTTTCTTGCTTCACTAACTTCGGCGGCGTCGTCGGAAAGTCCGGCATTGTTCAAGTGCTCGAACATTTTGTCCTGAAACTGAGTCGCGCTTAATACGTAGGATGGCATAACCACATTGCTCTTATAATCCATTTGGGAATCAGTAAGACCTAGATAGTTTCTCATCCAGTGAATATCCAGCTCATTGTTGCAGAAAATCATAAACGTTGAGTACTTCTCATTATACTTGGGAACAATAGGATACTTTTTTTCAGCAAGTTCCGCCTCAATTTCTTCTGCGGATTCTTCCATCTTTTGAATGTCCCTCCAGTGGTCCGACAAGTCCCTTTCTGAGAATCCCCAATCAACAAGTTGCTCTTCGTTGAACTGGTCTTTCAGCATGGAGTAGTCCCAGTCGCCTTGGTTTTTATTTAACCTAATGTTAAGTTCTTTTTCATCATCAAAACTGAGGTTTACGAAGACAGCGGGAACCTTTTCCATGCCCATCTTTCTGGCAACCTTTACCCTTTGGTGACCACCCACTATTACATTCTTCCTGTCTGGGTTTTCATTTATTACCACAGGGTCAACAAAGCCGAACTTAGTAATAGAGTCTTTAATGTCCTCAAGCTTCTTATTTGATAACGTGCGTGGATTGTACTCGGCGACCACCAAGTCTTCCACATCCATAATTACAATATCAAGCTCAGGGTGTTTTTCTACTGCTTCATCGCTCATTTCGTTTCTCCGAATTTATTATATTTGCTCGTTTAGAAATTCCATAAAATTTAATACCATGCCGTCCTTTGGGGGAATATCCCTTACCGCACTGAATGGTACGCTCTTCCTTCCGGAACTCAAGGCTTCTCTTATATCGTCAAGCGTAACCCACTTAAATGCTTCCGGGGTTTGCCAAACAATTCCTACTATTGCTCCCGCTGAACGCCAATCGTTCAGATATGACAACTGATTTTCCCTTAACCCGCCTTGCCCTATCGGCAGACTTTTTAATTGGTTTGATTTAGCCTCTATGCAAATCATTTTTCCGCACGGCATGCATCCTATGAAGTCTGGGAATGGATTTGATAACAAAGTTGTTATCGTTTTCCCTTTTTTTGATATTGTTCTTGTTGGAGGGTCAACCTTTTCGATATACAGCAATCCTCTAAACCTCATCATATTTGCTTGCTTGCAAATTAAGTTTTCAAGCGCCTTTCCCGTGTTCTTTCTGAATTTCATTTCTAGAAATACTCAGAGACGTCTATGTCGAAGCAGGGATTCTTGGTATCTACGCGTTCGGAAATTTTAGGATATACTGACTTCAGTTTGGTGAAAACCATTCTTGATAGGGCATCCCTATCTGTTGACTGAAAGCCCCCCCTGTTCTTAAAGGTCAAACAAGACTCATATATTCTCGCATAGGTTCTTGTGTTGTACCCATTGGTTACGCACTCCATTGAAAGGCACAGGTCAACGAATATATCAGCTTCATCCGGAACCTTGAATAACTCTGTTCTTGATATTGAATTAGAGTAAAAGGGTTTATTGGATTTATATACCCAAATCTCATTGGACTTGTTGCGCATGTATCCGGTCGCTTTCGTAATAGTAACACCCCCAAGCTTTTCGTCCGAATCGAACTCCGTTACGATTTCATCCAGTGCGTCTTCTAGGGTGCTTGCCGACCTATTCTTCTGTGCGCCCCTTTTCAGAAACCACATATCATCGTCGCACTTCATTACGAACTCGTACCCATTTTCCTTCGCATAGTTACCGATGAACTTCACCTGACCCTTTAACCCAATGTCGTTCTGCGTAAAAATCAGATTCGCCATTGGCATAATTTGAGAATAGTAAATTCTCTCCCTTGGCTCAACGAACACCCTGTAGTCGTAGCGCTCAAGTTGCTTCAGCCAAAACCCCGTGTGCCTCTCTATTTCGTAGGGTCTGCCAAGCGAAGGGACTGCAATCAATAATCTACTCATGTCAAGTATCCTAGTTCTCGCGACTCTTTCGGATGCGCGTGTATCCAGTTATGGCAAGGGCGACATACTGCCATAAATGTTGCTATATTAGTCATGTTAATTTCCATCTCTCCATCTTCATTTAGACTGCTTCCGGTGCGACCGGACTTGTGATGCAAGTCAATCTGCCAATTTAGCCCACCGCACTTTTCACAACGATGTGGCTTGCCCTTAGACCCACCATTGGGTGAGGGCCTGCTCAAGTACTCTGCTTTGTTTTTCTCGTACAGCTTTCTTTGCGCTACCTTTCTGGGGTTTTTACTTACTTTCCTTAACGGTGTTCGCTTCATAAATTAATATGGGTCGGGGTCTTCCGGTTTACTCTTCGTGAGTTCTACGTATCTATCAATTATGACGTCGTAAAATATCTGTCTGGCAACCCTAATATGCTTACATCTGGCCTTCTCTGAGGATACGGCTATAACTCCCTGAGTTATGAGCGGAAATATTCTATATTGGTAATGCTGGCAACTGCACTCGCCCTGAAGATTATTAGCCTCAAGGTCAACTACGTGAGAAACCCCTTCCTGATGAAGTGAGAAAAACACGTACCTTGTGGGAGATTCGGTGACAGCACCCTTCCTGAGTGCGTCTAGTTCATCCTCCAACGAAATTGACATTGATTGTCCCGCCATTGCATTTTGCTATTGCTGATATTATTGATGACATGTCTTCGGTTATTTTGGAATCCAATTCCTCAAATAACTCGCATTCTATTACTGACACCGCACCCAAGTCTTGCCCCTCACATCTAGCGTCAACAAACATTGCCACCCAGTCGTCAAGCAACTCTACATATGGCAACACCGACCAATTCGGGTTTGTTGAAAACTTCTCCGGCTTTCCAAACCCTTCAGCAGTTCCAAGGAATATAGACAAGGACTTCCCCTCGCATGTAGCACTTCCGAACACGCTCTTTATTGCGGTTATGTTGGCTCCCCTTGCACCCACCACCTTTCCTTGGTCTTCACCGTCCACGGTGATTGAATAGGTAATTGATTTCGACATCTCAGCCATTCGCACGTTTACGGCGTCCTTGTTTTTGCAAAGTCCTTTAATTACTTCGGTTAAGATTCTGCATATTTCTTCTGATTGTTTCATTTAATAAAAGTCTCCTTCAGGTTCGGTTTCAGTTTCGGTTGCATATTCCGCTTCGGGTGGCGGAGCATCCATTGGACTCGCTGCTCGCTCCACAAATACATCCCTCATGCCGTGAGCGGTATGGTACTGCCTTGTGTCTATGTTGTAAAACAGTTTTAGCTTAGGCTCCTCACCCTTGTCGCCCCTTTGCTTTTCTACGCTGAATACTGCATCATGAATGCTTTTTCGCATCTCGACCTCCCTCACCCTGTCCTCTGGGTTCTGGCTTTGGTGTAGCGTGTAGATAGTCTCCTCCTTGTCCTTGTTTCTCCATATTGAAACTACGTTATGCGCATTGTCTGTTATTTCACTAACTCCCTTCACGTCCATCTTGCCTGCGCGTTCCCCTTCTGAATCCTTTTTCCTTGAGTGGGCAACTAGGAAAACATGGACGTCGTACTTATCCACGAAACTGGTTAGTTTGTCCATTAGGGTCTTCTGGGCGTTATAGTCATCAAATCGCAACCCAAGCTTCATGAGGCTGTCCACTATGAAAAACTGGACATTGTACCTTCTATGGGCATAAATGAATGACTTGAGCATCTCTTCGGGGTCTACGGCTCCATGGTGGTCGTAAAACCAAAACCCCTCTCCCAGCCAATCCAAGCTAGTCCTCAAATGCTCATCATCCTCCGGTGTTTCTGCCGCTATACTCTGCCTTACCAACGCACGCAAAGTTTCGTCCGGTCTAACCTCTAAGGATGCTATGCAAGTTCTTTTACCTAGCTGGCACAAGTTTATGCACATCCAATTCAGTAGCATACTTTTCCCGCTCCCATTGAATCCGGTAAGAACGGTTAATTCATTCATCCTGTAATGGAATGGTATTTCCCAAGGCGTAGGTATGCCTATAGTGACTTCATCTTCCCCAAAGAACTTTTCGTGCATCACGTCGAAAAACTCAGTAACGTTCTTTAGTTTCTCCGGCTCAATGTACTTAACCCCAGATACGGCTTTAGATAAAACCTCCTGCCCGTGTTTGGTTAGAACCTCATTGGCGTCCTTCTCCGGAAGTTCTATTATCCCGCAACGCTCTATTCCTAGGCGCTTTATTATGGAAGTCATAGCCTGCTGTCCGGACTCGTCCATATCCATGGACAGCCAAATCTCGTCAAATCTCTCCAAGAAAGTCCAGTCGTTGTCAATCCACTCGGAATTGGGGTCGTCCCCTGACTCGCTTTCCCATTTAGCACCAAACGGAACCGATAGCGCGGCATAACCGCACTCCGAATAGGACATGGCGTCTACCTCTCCCTCGGTTATTATAACGACCGAATCGTCGTCGCCTATTGATTGCTTTCCAAATAGCCCTTTTTTGCTGTCCTTTGATGTCCGTACTTGCTTTTTCCCTGCTTCTGAAAGTTGAAGCTTTATATACTTCACCATTTCCATCACTCCGTCCCCAGACTTGTACGGGAATACAATCTCCGTATCAGTAGAGTCGCCACAGACGCCATACTTACTAAGCGTATTGGCACTTATGCCCCTGCTGGCTAAATTGTGCAGAACCTTTTCCCCAATTATATTTTCGGGCGGTTGCGGAATCGTGTACTCCCTGCTCGGCTTATTAAAAGAATCTTCTTCCTTTATGCCAAGAAACGCCTTCGCCTCTAAGAAAGCATCAAGAAATGAAGAACCCCTGACGCGTATCCAGAGTTCAAGCAAGTTGCTTCCGCCATCACCCCCATTGAAGTCTTTCCATTTCCCAGCCTTTGAGCCGCTTATGCATACCTGAAGGGTTCTCCCTTTCTCTCCCCCCAAGGAACCCACCAGCCATTCCTTTCCCTTCTTTTTTCCGTTCGGCAATAAGTGCTCACATATTGAAAGGGCATTCTCGCGCATCGCCTCCTTTACTTCCCTAGCGTTCATGATGCACCTCCAGCCTTCTGCATGTCTGCGTATTTCTTTTTACCGGTGTATGCATCCTCCCCGACCATCTGGAAACGCTTGTCGCCGTTTTTCATTACCTCGGCTAAATTGATTTCCTTTATTCCGGCTCCTATAACATAGACCTCCTCGGTAGCAGCCTTCTCGGAAATAAATGCCATTTTATCGTTGGAGTAATCACCGGACAATATTTTGTCTGAGCGCCAGTCCCCATTTGCGGTTTTTCCAAAGACCCACGACCAGTTCGGGTCAGGACTTGGAAAGCAATCCTCGAATCCGTTCTTTCCCATAAGGTAGTCGCTGGATGTGATTTTTTCACACAAAAGCTCAAAGCAAGATGCGGTTTTTCCGTTTCTCCGCCAAAAAGCCTTTATGTGCCGCTCGGTGACACCCCTAGGGTTCTTCCTGAAAATCTTTGCCGGTCGCATCCGCTTAAATATTGCCATAACCTGCGCCCACGGAAAGTCGGCGGGTGATTTTCTTTTGGGAGCAGTATCCTGATTGTCGTAATCCAAAGAGAAATTATGTTCTTCTTCTTTATTCTTACTTACTTTATTCTTACTTACTTCCTTCTTACTATGGTTATGGTTTTCCCTATCAGGATTACCCGTATCAGGGTTTTCCCTATCTGGGTTAATCCGCTCACCATTTTCATCGAACTTCACAGACCTAGCCCATTCAGCTATTTCGTCTTTTTCGTGGTCGGGATTTTCGTATGTAAGAAAATAAGGATTGTCTGCGATTGAATACTCGACTCCGGTGATTTTACCTAAGGAGTTTCTCTTTTCTGAACGCTGGCAATATCCGCACTTAATTAGGTGGTTGAGGGATGAATATACGGCATCTTGGCCGTCCTTGGAGCGCGCTATCAAATCCTTGATGTTTAGCTTCCATCCAACGGGCTTTCCCAGAAGGTATGAAAGCAGTCCCTTGTCGCGCCACTTTAGGTTTGGGTCACACAGAAGGTCGTTTGGGATTCTGGCAAATGGGTCACTTGTTTTGTTTTTTATTATTATCATTTTATTGTTTTATTAAAAGCCATCCATAATTATAGACTAGCTATATGTCAATACACTAATTATTCATCGGGTTTGTGCTCGGGCCACTTATCCAATGGGCACTTTTCGGTAGCCATTGAGCATTTAAGCCACAGAATACAATTGCAATGAGGGCATGTCTTCTTGTCTGTGCAAGAGAAGCATGTATTCCTCCTTTTGAAATATACATTCTGCGGTACTTTAGGGAATCCGTTTTTAGCAGACTTTAGCCCAGCCTTGGCAAAGTCCTTAGCCATTCTCCTGATTCTTTTAAGGTATCCGGGGTTTGGGTCGGGACCATTGTTTCCTATCTCCATTTCTCGTCAGGTTCTTCAGGTTCTGCGTCTGACTCAAAGGTTATGTTATGTGCATCCATATAGTCTTTTTTAACATCTTCCAAAATACCTACTATTGCATGGAACGGAATGTCAAACTCTTCATGGAACCAATCTACGATATTTACAATCTTGAATTGCAACTCATCAATCTGTTCGTCCAGTCTCACTTTGCCCTCGTTACGTCATATGTCATTCCGCGCGTAAGGGGGTCATCGCTCTTACACCAGCCAAGTTTTAGCCACATGGCGCCATTCGGTTTTGGCGGTCCACCTCTTTCGATATGCCAGCCAGAATGTCCGTCTTCGTATTCTTCTTTATATCCTGCGCATTTAACGTGAAGCTGTTCGTCTTGGTAAACTGTTCCCGTGTCTTTTATTCTTATTCGCTGAATAGGAAAAATCCATTCGTTATGAGTGTGTCCAGTTACGCAAATGTTTGCATCCGGAAGATATGGAGACTGTCTGGCTGTTTGAATAGTTCCCTTCGTAACTGGAGCATCACCTCCGTAGCCGTGGTGATACCATAGCCAAATAGAAGCAGTGGAACTTCCTTTTCTTTTGTATCCATCTTTTCCGACATGGGCACCGACTTTCCCGTATACTACGTTAAACCTTATCCATCCCGAATATCCTCCGACATGTATATTGCTACCAGTCTTAACGTTAAGCCTGTCTATTAAGCGCTCAGTAAGGTTTGTTTCGTGATGCTTTAGAATTGCGGTCTCATGATTCCCCATAGACATCATTCCAATGTTATTTGCATAAGGTGTGTAGTACTGCGCGAAATCAGATACCAGTGCATCTAGATAATCACCTTGCTTGTACTCTTCCCTTAGGTCGTCCTTGCTGGAGCGCCGGTCAAATCTTCCCTGCATAACGTCGTAACAGTCTCCAAAATCAAAAACAAGACCGTTCCTTTCCTTGACTTGCTCAAGGTGTTTTTTTTCCAATGTCCTGTTGCAGTGCGTGGAATCATGGTGAACGTCGGAACGCAAAAGAAAGTACTGAAAGTCTTTCGTAGACTCCACGTTGCATGTAACTTCAAATACATTTCTCTTCAATCTTTCGCAGGTAGGCAAAGCAGCTTGTTTTTTTGCAGATTTTTTTTTCACATTATAATGGGTTGTAGTTTACGCACTGTGCGTTCCTCCTGTATGGCGAGTCTCTGCGCCATGTCCTCCATTACAATACTTCTCGCTGTGTGAAATTGTCAATATGAAGCCCAGTGCAGTAAAATGCACTGAACGTTTTCAGTAAACCGTGGGTCAAATTATGTGTCTAGTTTGTTTTAGGAGACGACAATGGGGCGACGACCGTGTTGGTCATCGCCCCATTTGATTATCCTCTTTTCCTTACAGACACCCGCACCTCTGTCCCGCGCGTTAGTTGCAATTCGCTAATTACTTGAGCAATAGATGAAAATGCGTTTTCAAGAGCAGTTACCGGATTACAGTCATCGAATGAATTACCCTCAAGCAGGCAATCATTTTCGAGAGAATTGGTATAAGAAGACCCCGCGCCGTTTCTGCGGTAAAGTCCCCACTGAATGGTTGTATCGCACTCCGCCTTATGTGGTTGGGCGGTTGCCCTACTTGTTGTCTTCCTCTTATGCCCCGTTTTCTTTTTTGTTACTTCAGTCATTTTTATTCCCTGCTCCTTTTCATTTAGTTCGTTGATTTGCTCGTTCTACTCTTCGTTCGTCTTTTGCTTTTTTTGCCCAGTGACCTGTCGTGGACTTATCTGGAGCCGCATGTACCCAGTGACCCCCATCTTCGATTTTACCACCTACCCATTTCTGAGGTGGGCGTTCCTTTCTTGAAGCCCTTCTCTCTTGTGCTTCAAAGTGCGCCCAGTTGGTTGCGTGTCGCCTGCTGAACCAGCCAGCCTTTTTTGCCTCGCTAGAAGTTGCGTATGATTTTATTTCGTTTTTATCCTTCATTTTTATTACTCCTGTTTTAATCAAAAACCATGTGGGTTTTGTAGTTTACTTCAATTTTACTTAGATGCCCGTCGGGGTTTTCATGCTCTTCTCGTGATGTTGATTTAACTTCGCCCTCAGACGCACTCCAGTCTCTGGACAACGCACGAAGTCCGTCCGCTACGTCCATTAACTGTTCTGCAGTCATTGCGTTCCTTACTGATTGAGCAAGCATCTCGCGCTGAGATATAATATGGTTATTAGGCATTTTGTTTTTCCTCCTTAGTGAGCGAGGAATACCCTCGTATCTTACCCTTGCCGTATAGATTTTTATTTTTAAGGATTTTTGCCCTGTCTTCATTTAGATTGATTCCTGCGCGGTCGCATTCGCTTGCAATTTGACCCACTCGTTCGCGAGAACAACCTACCTCCTTGGAAACCTCGAAGAAGGTCTTGTCGGTATCAAGCAAAAGCTTTAGAACCTTATATAGAACCATTGTGCTAGAGTGCTTGTATTTATACTTCCTCCAGCTTTTACTACCCCTAACCCTAGCGCGTTGCAACTTGGCATGCCTGTACCCTTCCTCGCCCAGCATCTCCATTATAATTCTACGCATAACAGCAATCGAGCAACTGTGCTCACGCGCCAACTGTGTAATGGTTACGGTTGAGTTGCAATATACATGGTGCAACGCATCCTTGTCTTCGTCGGACATTCCCTTAATGAGTTCATTATATCCTGCTTTAGTGACTTGTTTATTCTTCATATTATTTTCCTTTATTTTCTGGATTAACCGGATATGGCATAACCGTTACTACTTTCTTTTCGGTTCTTCCTTTTCCGCACCACCTTATGCCTTGGTATCCCAAGCGCCAGTGGTAGGCCATTTTACTTCCATTAGATTCATTTCCTTTGCATGCGTTTTTTACATAACCCCTATACTTTCTACCTAGCCAGTTTGCCGACCAGACTCTGCGACCTCGAAACCTTTTGGTTCTTGATAAGCGCTCAACCTTTTCTCCATCTGCACTCCATTCATTTTTTCTGGATGCCATGTAAATGATTAGCTTTATGCCCTCCTTGAACATATTTTGCATCATTGCAGTGTCTTCCGTCTTTAGCTCACTAGGGGATAATTCAACGTCCGAAGACAGTAATTCATATAGTGCCTCACCGCTTTCAGATACATTATAATCGTTCTCATATACTTTAAGCATATCAAGTATGTTGGCGCCCGTGATTGGATAACTGCAAGTGCAGCATTCGCCACTGCTTAATGGAATAATCATAGATATGGACTCTATAAGCCTAATGGGTTCTCCGTATACTTCCTCTGCCTCCTTCATTGCCTTATTGTATTCCAGATGGTCATAGTCCGAAGCATCCAGTATGCGTGAAAACTTATGAGAAATCTCAGGATTGTAGTGCCGCCCTTCGGTGTCTGATTGGAGATTGGCGCGAGCATATCTTTGCTCGGTTAAGGTTTGGATGTCATATGTTCTAGCTACCGCTAATCCCATTACATATACTTTGCGTCCACCTAAATCCAATGCGCTCGGAAAGTAGTTTTTGGGAAACATGAGAAGCATTGAGTTTATTGGCCAATTAACATCCTCAAGGGACAGACTTTCCCGCACCTCTGTCATGCGCATCATGTCCAGTAAATCTCTCTCTACGAAAAACGTTGGGTGGTTGTAATAAGCAAGTTCGTCGTGCGTCTTTCTTATGAGTTCATTATTGAAAGTTTCACCAGTTAGCGCGGCGGACTGAATCGCTATGATTTCTGTAGTTCCGTAAAGAAACGGGTCATAGTGTGTTGAAGGAACGCTAAACCTTTTTGGGTAGAAATTTCGTGCCGTATCTGACTCCGAGCCTAACGAAGAGGATAGCTTGCGCGTCATCGTCTTCAGTTCCTTGTGTGACAGTGATAGAGCCTCAAGCATACTGTCTGGGTTGATGGATGCTCCGTCTGGGTATGGCTCTTGCCAAGATTTTTTTTTGCTTGTTTCTTGATTTTTCATTTTGCTGGTTATTTAATTGTTATCGAAATATATTATGACAATCGCTTGACGTCAAATCTTTTTTTGTAATTTAATTTTCCATAGTGCGACGGTTTATTGACGTGAGCAAATATAATAATAAAAAACCGAAAAGTTTGCCACTTCCCCCCTTTCGCGCGCGCGAGGCTGTGCATGATTTCGTGTTTAAAAAGAATGGGGTCACCACCTACCCCAAAGTGATGACCCCGACTCTAGCTAGGTCAAGCAGGTACGCTACTTGACAATTTTCCTTTCAGTCAATGTAAAAAGTCTGGCGAGGCACGGGCGGACTCTGGCAAAGTGTAAAAATTTAAAAACTTGGAACGAGTAGTGCCAATTATATCAATATTGTGTTCCACAAAACTCGCATTGACGTTCATTGGCCAAGTAATCGACAAGGAACTCCTAGCTCTCGTGCAGGCAACATAAAGCAACCTCATCTCCTCACCTTCCTGCGCGGTTCTCATTGGCATGGAACCATCATGGCAGTGCGGTATGTGGACAACGTCCCATTCCATTGATTTTGATGAATGCATAGTCCCCACATAAACCCTGTTGTTGTCCTTGTCTCCCTTGGCGTCCTTCTTCCAATCAAAAGAAAATCCATTTACTGATACAACCAAGTCCTCAAGCGTGTCGCACGTACTCTCCTCCATAACGTGTGCAAGCAATCCCATGGACTCCATGGAAATGCCGTTGGCTGTTACTATATCAAGTGCGGAATAATCAACCCTAGACCATTTGTCCGTTGGATTTGCAAACTCTGCAAGAGATATAACTGGAAGTTCGTTTAGTTTTTCCGTAATTTCCCAAGGCTTTATGCTGGGATTTGACTTACGTAAATATATTTCATTGAGGGAGCGGTTTTCCGGATGCAGGGCGATTGAGAGTATACACCCAACCTTCCACCAGTCTCTAGGCAACTCGGATGACTTTCCACCGGCGCACTCTATTCCCATTTCCTCCATTTGCCTTCTAATCTTATAAGCCTGCCGGTTGGTTCTGGTTAATATGGCTTGCGTAGATTCTCCGTCATTTAAGTAGTTTCTTACGGAGCCGGCAATGAAGTGCATCTCGTCCGCCTCAGTCTCCAACGGAACGACACGAACCTCTCCCTTGCCTTTTACTTTGGATTTCATGGGGGATATATGCCCATCAAAGTCATCCCCACCTACTGAATTGGCGAACTCGCAAATCTGTTTCGTGCTTCTGTAATTATTGGTAAGACCGCACACCTCAAATTCATCATCATTTAGAATGTCAAGCATGTGTCCCACATCTCCTCCCCTGAATCCAAATATGGCCTGATTGGGGTCTCCCACAAAAAACACAGTCAAGCATGACATGAGATTGTAGATAGCTATATCTATGGCGGCTGAGTCCTGAAATTCGTCTACGAGAAGATGCCTAAACGGCAGTAAGTCCACACCGGACGATATAACGCCATATCCCATGTCCAAAATTCCGTCATAGTCAATGCATCCCATGGTGGCTAGCCGTGCATCGTAATTCATCATTAGTCTTTGCGCGTTGTCCGGTCTTGAGCCGGGTTCGGGCTTAGACTGCCACCACTCCCTCCTTAGGTCGGATAACTTCCGTATATCAACTGTTCCGTATTTAGATTTTTTGGCTTCTTCTTTTAATATGGATTTTGCGTCCTCCTCAGGAAGTATAGACAAACTAGCCGACATCTTCCTTATTTGACTAAACACGAAAGAATGCAAAGTTCCTACAAAACCTATATCTTCATTCAGCCTGCCCTTTATTGTTTTGGCCGCTGAATTTGTATAAGTTATACAAGCTATCCCTTTTGGCTCCTCGCCTAAAGACACCAGTCTGTTTATTCTAGCTATAAGCGTTCTGGTCTTACCGCTTCCCGCTCCGGCGACTACCAATGATTTCAACGACTTGGTTTCCGCCGCCTTCTTCTGGTCTTCGTCCAATCGTATCATGCTATAAGTCTTGCTTTTATTATACCTTGAACATTAATCTTTTATAAAATTATAAGTGGGCGCACGCCGAAGCTGGAAGGAGGCTCCCTCTACGACGATACGCCCACTGAGACTGCCGAAAGAGTTACGCATCGGGTGCAACTATGGTAATCTCGTTTCGGATATTTTGCGGAGGACTTACGTCTACTCCTACAAATTGGTCAATAACTCCCTCGTCCGTTAGGCGAATCATATTATCAAATAGCTTTTCTTTCCTTTGTGCGTCAAACCTGCCTAGCTCGTCTAGTATGGCGATTTTGAACTCACCCTTGCTAGCCATTGCAACTGTAACAGCAGACCTTAGTAATGCCATTTCGGAACCAGAGAACGATTCGTTTCCTACAAAAACCCCATCCCTGTAGTAGCCTATTTCGTTACCGCTCACTGCGTATGAAAATGGCATAACTCCAGAGGCGAATGAATTCATTATGGACAACAGCCCATTCAATACTTCTCCCGTTACCCTTTCCGAATAGTCAGATATAACCTTGGCGGCTGCCTTGAGTATAATCACTTCTCTTTCCGCATCATTGGCTTTATCGCGCGCCGCAGTTAGGTTTGACAGTTGAGTCTCTCTTGACATTGAGGCCTTGATTAATTCATTCAGCCTAGCAAGTTCCTCTTTCATGGACACCAAACCTTCGTCCAGTGTGCGTCCGTCCCTGTATTCTTTAAGCTTTTCCTTAGTTTCTTCGATGTCATCCTTTAGTTGCTTTATTAAGGCATCGCTATTACCGCGACCATCCAACTCAAGGATTTCCTTTAGCTCCGCCTGTATGGGTGCCATAACCTCTTCGTGAGTGCTTACTAGGTCTTTAGTCTTCTGGACTATCTCATCCCTTTCCTTGACCATTTCAGCCTGACCAAATGGTTCTAGCTTCCAGACGATGTCGGAATAATCCTCCCCGTCCTTGCATATCTCCAAGCTTGCCATGTATGTCCCGTCTTTCAATTTGGGGATTACATCTTCCAGTGACTCATTGCCCTGTTTTTCTCCAAGCACATTTTCGCATTTAAGTATCCTTGTCTGAATCTTGTCATACTTGGAATTAAGTACCGCGAGTTCGTTTTCAAAGGCTGTCTGAATGTCGGATGCCTGCCCTCTAAGACCATCGGTTCGCTTTTCGTCTGCGATAGCCTCCGACTTGCTGTGCTCACTTTGCAACTTTTCCGTAAGCTCTACCATGCGATTAAGATACATCTTGCGCTCGGTACATCTTTCGGCTGTTGACTCTATTTCGGTTTTGAGCCTTTCCATTTGGTTTGAGTAGAACTCTTCAGACTGAAGCAATGCAGGGTTTTCGGCTAAGGAAATCTCTGCTAGCCCTTCAACTGTTTTGTTCATCCTGTGCATATAGTCGGTTGCGGCTGACTTGCCTTCCTTGATTTGCTTGGAAAGTTCTGCAAACGCTTCGTTCGGGCTGTGGAACTTACTAAAAACCTTTCCCGCTTCCTCTGCTATTGAATCCACTATCTTCTTGGACAGTTCGGAGTCATCCACGCTAATTCTATTAAGGTCTCCGACTAAGGTATCCAAAACGTCGAACCTGTCGCCATCCATAAGAAGCGCAAATATGTTTTTATTCCTCTGGGCAGATGGAGCATTGAAGAACAAGTCTGGGTCTAATTGCATTAGCAAGCCCATATCTGACTCAACTACCGACTCTCCAACTTCCTTTTTAATCGAAGCTCCGGACTTTGTGAGAGCAAAAGAAAACAACTCGCCAGTGTCCATTATTACCGAGGTCTCCATATTAATACCGCTAGATATTGCGAATATGGATTTATTTTGCTTACCAAGCTTGGGGTGATAGCCGAGCATTGAAAGCCTAATGGAGTCAAGTATTGCCGTCTTTCCGGTAGCATTCGGGCCACATATGAGAGTTGCTGCTCCGAAATCGAACACACCACTAACTCCCTTTACGTTAGTAAGGGATGTTTTGGTTATACGCATGACTTTTAGGAATCGTCAGAAGATGGCGGAAGCGGTGGAGGTGTTCCTCCGGATTCTTCGTTTTCCGGAGTTCCTTCCTCTTCTTCCTCCGAGCTATCTTCAGTCTCCTCCGTTGGTTCGCCATCTCGCAGTTGAGAACAGCGTTCCTTGAATGCTTCTATGCTGTTTTCGAGGGCACTTACGGATGCCCACCCCAACTCCTCCCTTAATGCCTCCTCGCCACTCTCTTTGGCTATAAGGGTGTAAAAGGTATTACCCCTTCCGAGTACGGTTTTCGATTCAACAATAATGTCGAACCCCTCATGTTCCTCTATTACTTCAATTCTCATGATATTGGTTTGTTGGGCATTGTTGCAACGAGTCCCCTCTTGTCTGCGTTAATGAATAGCGTAGAGCATATTGCCTGAAACTGCTCAGGAGCTACGGGTGTGCCGTGCTTCTCCTCATACTTTCCGGCTGTCCACCGTGCGGCGTCCATGCATATAAGCATTAAATTGGATGATTTTGTTACAGCCTTCTTGGCAGTAAGGACGGATTCCTGCTCCTCCTCGTTCAAGTGTACATCCGCGACTTCTTCTGCGGTGTCTTCCGCCGGCTTGGCGACTGGAGCCTTCTTTTGTGGTTTATCTTCTGGCGCGAAATCCACGATTGCCGTACCGGAATCATCATCCCCGAACGATACATCTGCAAATTTGTATATGAACAATTCCTTGGTCACCTTCCCGTTGTATTCGTTATCGGACACTTTCATGCCCATAAGCGTTCCGTCCTTCTTGCGGGATGAGCGCGAGTAAATTTCTGTCCCTTCCAGCATTACGTTGTCATATGTCTGGCGACCGGAAAAAACCACACGCATTGTGGTTTCTCCTTCCCTTATTACTCCCGGCTGTAGCTTCCAAGCGCCATTCTTACCTTCGCCTTCCCTGACGTCGTAAACCTTGTCCACATTTGCTTTGATTGCCTCCGGCACAAATCCGTCATCGGCTTTTAATAGTTCTGATATTGTAGATATTTTCATTTGTTCCTCCTAGTTATATTTAATTTCCCAAATCCTATGGGTTTCTTTATTTTTGTCAAGACTGTATTAACTTTATTTCAACTGCCGTAATCGGCGTGCGGCTTGCCGTTTTCTGTAAAAATACATACACCTATACAAGAACCTCAGAGCGCGCAATGCGTATAGTTTAAGCCTTAGTGTCATGTTCATTCATTGCCTCCCTTACTGCTAGGCTCACTGCGTTGTCTATGTATTTCTTTAGCGTCTCCGGATAGGTTTCCCTGATTCCCATATTTTCAAGTTCCTCCGGACTGCAACCCTTCCATTCCTTTACTTGTTTTGCATCATTCATCCTCTGAAGTTGAACCGCCATTCTTTCAACAGCCGTTACGAGTTTCGGGATGTCTCGTTCGTAAAATTTCTTTCCCATTAAGGTTTGGAATAACTTCATTTGCCTTGCCTCTTGTTCAGGATGTTGTGTCGTCCGTATATAATATTTTCGGGTGCCTGCTTTATGTATTGCTTGTCACATAAAAAACAAGGACCATGCCCGTCCTTGGGGCAGGAGTGAGACTTTAGCACCGCATCCCCGTTGCACTTGTAGTGTGGTGGCACGTGTGAACACCCACACAAGCAATATAGCAATATAGCAACATTTATATATCTCATTTCAATCCTCCTTGTTTATTATCGTTATTACTTCTGATTCCGTTTCTATCCAAACTTTTGCTCCACATTTCAGCGGGTCATCAGGTCTGTAAATCACCCTGCATGGACCCAGTATCTCCACATCATGCGCATACGTGTTAGACTTCCATGTCTTGACCGTCAGCACGGGCGACCTGTCTCCCGTATTATGGTTCTTGCGTATGATGTGTTGATTTACGTGAATCCATGTTTTCATCCCATCGCTCCGTCCATCTTGAGGATTTTCTCAGCTTCCTTTAGGCTAAACCTTTCTATGCCGAAGCGCTTATTTATCCAATAGTGTCCACAGCGATGCATGTGCCCCCATTCATGCCAGCCTGCGATACGGAGGGCGAGCTTGCGTGCTGTCAATTTTTGACCGTACGTCATTTTAGGTGTTTTCTCCAAAATTCATCTTGTTGAATCCTGCCGTCCCTTAGACCTGTCTGGTACGCCTCTTTCCTCGCAGACCATGGCTTTTCGTGAACGAGCGCGGGTATCAGGTGGTCTATGCCGACAATCACCATCTCCGACCTGTTTCCGTCGCCTCCTGTCCTTATGTCTGCTTTCTTTTCCTTCACTAGAGTTCTAAGCAAGTTCAGCAGTTGTTCAGTCTTCCAAATCAATATAAGGTCTGTGTTGTGCGGGTCTTCCTTGTTGGTCAGTACCGAAACCCACCACTTCGCCTTCGATGCGGCGATTCCGGAAGCGCGACCATTGCACTTGAACTCGAATGCAAGATTGCCGGAGTTGTGCCACATCTTGTCTGCCTTTACTTCCAGAGAACCCTCGCCCTCGAATATGTTGCATATTCTTCGCTCCCATATCTGACCGAAGTCTAGGTCTACGTCGAAATTTGATTTTGGTTCAGTCTGTGGCATTGTCTTCCTCCTTATTTTTATTTGATTTTCTTCCTAAGAGATTCACTTACAATCTTTGGCACTGCGTTATTCCAACTCACTCGATGATGTGGTCTTCTATGCTTGTCCCCCATTTCGGCAACTTTTACGCTCGATGGATTATACATTACCGCGAAAAAGGATTTAACAAAAGTGCCTTGATTCAAATAAAGGTCAGTCAACCCTCCTGTGGCTTTCTGGGTACTGGTCTGAATAATGGCGACGTTGGGTACGGTTAGAAATAAATTTCCCTTACTTCCCAGATTTACATAGGCATTAACGTCTTCATTTATATTGCCAATAAATTGAAATGGTCTGTCCGTACTGCAAATAAAGGTATTCATAGCCTTGCGGTGCAACTTTATCTCTTTACCATATGAGCCATCCTTACCTCCGATAAAATCTCCATTCTGAGCCATCGCAACAGTCAGGGCATCTATGCTCTTATAGAAACGAAGCATGGAATCTAAAACTCCATCAAGATTCTTAACCCTTCGCTCTCTATATTCTAAGTCACTATCAAACTTATACACAAATTGACTATAATCATCATCTAGCTGTATGAAGTATTTGATGCCAAGTTTTTCTGCAATTTGGAAATTCGCATTTCTTGCATACACGACAGTTGACTGAGGAGTGGTATAATTTATGCCCGTATCAAAAGACCCCTTGATTGCGGATTTATCGAACTCAATAACCTTATCCCCATACTTGGCTTTGTACTGTTCCGAAAGCTCGTCCTCATTATCTATTACGAGATAGATGCGACCAGTGTATCCCGATTTTTTCAATGAATCGTAAGTAAACACCTTGTCGGGTCTTCCGTGCGTCAATATGAAAACGGCAAAATCATCCCCCATAGTCTTCCTCCATTATTGAGGTCAATTCTTTCGCCAGTATCGCAAACCCACCCTCTATCGCCTTATCGAAGTCAATTATGACCAAAGCGGAATCCTCCATAAGTTGCTGAACCGTTTCATCTGCATGAGCGTAATAGTCTGCAATTTTTGAATAATTAAAAACGTTGTGTCTATGCGCGGCGAAAATGAGGAACTTCCTCACGTCTTCATCTAGACCGGCTTCCTCTATGCTTGCTATGAGTTTGAAGAACTTGGATGTGTCGTATAATTCTTCGACGCCCGGATTTCTGCCCGATGGTTCGTAAGTCGGACCTTTTATAACCTTGGTGTATTTGGGGGAAAGCGAATCTACGTCTCCCGCTATTTCATCCAGTTCGTCTTTACTGAATCCGAGGACGTCGAGTTCTTCGCCCATTTCGCTTAGTTCCTTGATTTCCGCAGCCAATGCGTCGTTGTCCCAAAGGGCTTCCTCCCCAACTCTGTTGTCTGCTATCCTGTAAGCCTTCGCCTTGGCTTCAGAAAGGTCGGCGACGAAAATGGGGACTTCCTTCATGCCCAAGGATTTGGCGGCAAGCAATCTGGTGTGACCGGCGATAACCACCATCTCCTTATCCACTACTATGGGTTGTTGCCAACCGAACTCCTTTAAGCTCGCCGCCACCTTACTAACCGCATCCGTGTTTAGGCGCGGGTTTCGGGCGTATGGTATTACGGCATCTATAGCAATGTCGCGAATATCCATCTATTCTTTTTCCTCGAATACCACACCATTGTCTATGCAGTGCTCGCAAGCACTACGCACGAAGTGAGACAGGGACATCTTCCTGTTGAGAGCTTCTTTTACGAGCATCTCCTTCCATGTTGCGGTAGCGGATACGGAAACTTGAGGAATCCGTTCTATCTTTTCGCCACCTAGGGCAAAGTTCTTAATTCTGTAGCGTTGGGTCATATTATATTATTTCTTGGGTTATACGTTGGATAGAAATAGTAAGGGTTGAGTTAAGCGAGCCACGCTCGCGCCGATTTTTTTTTGCGTCAAGACCCCCATAGGGGTTAGGTCTTGCCGTCTTGTAAGCCTTGTGCCCACTGTACCACTCCCTTTAGTGATGTTACAGCATGTTCCAGTACTTTGGCTGTATCCGCCTTTGGCGAAGCTATGTGATAAGCTAGGTCATGCAGGTCGTTGGCTAAGGACTGGCGCCAACTCATTGAATTTGAGTTTTCTTTCTTATGTTGGTCTTCTGCTTGCTGGAATATGTCATCGAACGTGTTCTCAATGTATGCGTCTTCCGTGAGGGTGTCTTCCTCTATCTCGACTTCCTCTAGTTTGTATATGTGATATAGGTAGTCCTTTTGGCATTCCCTGTCTTCTAGGCAGTAGTCATGCGCCTTATCCATAGAGGAGAAAGTGCCTATGACTTTTTCCACCCCGAAATTGCCGGTGTTATGCAGGACGACTACATACTTGTTTTTCATTATCATTATCATTATTACTTATTGGTATAATTGTTTGTTATTGAGCACCCAGATGACGTAGCAAATTGCTACAATCGTAAGAAGGGCTAAAATGTACATGGCTCCCTTCCAGTTTTTACTCATGAGCAACACACTGCTATGAAGAATACAATAAGCATCAACAGGGTTAGCTTGAACTCAATTGAATACATGCTTACCCGTTGTCGGGATTGCTGGCGTATCTGTTGAGCATGGTTATTACACCTTTCTTCGTTAGGTCGAATTCCATAGGGACGGCTCTTTGGTCGTCATTCCCATAGTACGCTCCTTCTGACATTTCCCTAAAGACTCTACGCGCTTCTCTCTTGGAGGCAAAATATTCCTTGCCTGTAGACTCGCCGTATTTGTCGGTATAGTTATTTTGATATATCTTCATCGCTCTCCTCCTGTTGTTTCATGCTCGCTATGTCCTTCCTGACTTGCAACCAATATTCGTGGTACTCCTTGCATCCCATGTGAAACATCTGGTTAATCATTTCCGTAAAATTAAGCATGAACGCACTCCAGAACTTTTGGGAGTCATCCGGCTCCGGAAGTTCCTCGTTTTCCTCTCCCCATTCGCCTGTGCGCTGATTTACGAACAATTCAGCTATGCTGTAAGTGTCGTAAGCAACTAATTTATTGCACAGTATTCCGTCCTTATACATTTGGTCGAGGAATGGGCCGATTGGCGGGCCGTCCGGCTCTTCATCGCGAGACATTTTTTCATGGAAATTGTAGCGTTCCTTGAAATTGGGGTCCGCCTCATCGTCTTCCTTCAGATGGAACTTGACCCATGAGCCATTCACGTTGAGTTCGCATTTCATCTCGAACTGTTCTCTTTGATTGTGATATTTTTCTTTTTTCATTTTTATTTTCTTTGGTTTTTAGTTTCCAGTTACGGGTATCTTCATGCGGGTTTTGTTCCCCCACTTGCTTTCGAGTATTTCCTTGCCCCATCTTCGATTCATTGCGTCCAGAGCTTTCTTATTCATTTCTTCAGTCCGCTCTATTCCACCAACCTGTTTCTTTGTTGAGCCAAGCTTGTTAATGTTGCATGAGAACTCAAAGCAATATCTGTTGTCCCGAAAGCCCATCCTGTCCTTTCTCATGCACTGAAGCCAATAGTCCTTGTCTTCGTGGTCCTTCAGTTCCTCGACGTATCTCAGGTCGCTTGATTTTCTCAAGCATACGCATCCGTACATCTGCTTCGTCAGACTGAATGGCTTGTATGGGCTGTATAGCCATGCAAGAGCTTGGGATAGTCGCGGAACAAAACCGGCTATGTGAACACCAAGGTCATCCGCCATGACGCCTACGTTCTCAAGAAGTTTCTCTACCTCGCCGGAGTACTCTTTCAAGGTCATTAGGTCGTACACTCTTTCCAAGTCGTCGTCCATCATCCACGCCCACTCCCCTTCCTCCAGTAAATCCAATATTGCGTTGGATTTTCTTGCAATGTTTCCGTCCTTTTCGTCCGGAATGGAAATCACCTTGCCCGGATACGATTTCTCATACTCAGCGCGTTGTGATTCCGGCACTACCACCATTGCCGAGGGCACAAAGTCCAAGGTGGTGACGTTTTCCGGTCTATTGTAACTAGGAATTAGAATCTTCATTCTTTATCTTCCTTAAATATTTTCCACCGTCCACTACCCTGCCTATTCCCCCGCCCCAAGACCTTCCGTCCCTGCCTTTGCCGGATTCGTGCTTCACCCCAAAATGTTCCTGCGCCTCCACCCATTCCAATTCCGTCCGGAAAACAAGAACGACGTAATCGTTGTTTTCCCCGATTTCCTCAGTAAATTCCATTTCCGGCTCCGGTTCATCCGGCTCGTCAAGCATGGAGTTAAGCTCCTTTTTATCAAATCCCAATACGTCCACGTTGAAGTCGTCTTCCATGAGGGACTCTATCTCCGCCTTCAGAACGTCTTCGTCCCAACCCGCATTCATGGCTAGCTTATTGTCGGCTAAAACGTAGGCTTTCTTTTGTTTCTCCGACAATCCCGCCAGAATTATGCACGGAACTTCAGTCATTCCGGCTTTCTTCGCCGCCATGGTGCGCCCGTGTCCTGCTATTATCCCACCGTCCTCGTCTATCAGGACGGGACTCGTAAAACCAAATTCTATTATGCTTGCCGCGAGCGAGGCTACTTGCTCCTTGGAGTGAGTCCGCGCATTGGTAGCGTATGGAATGAGCTTGTCTATACTTCTTTGGGTGTGCTCGTAGTGATTCATTTTTTACTGTCTTTTACATCCTTCCATAGGTTTTTGTATTCCCAGTTTTCTTCTTTTCCCAATGCGTTCTTTAAAGCTCCGTAAGCCGTCTTGAAGGTATTCATGCGTGTCTGCCCCCCGTGAACGTACCGAAGCACCATGTACCCACCTGTAACAGCCTTGAATATCCATGCATACCCCCACGGCTGTCCGCACTTGTCTTTGTATTGATAGCTTCGGAGAAGTTCACCCATTCCTTCGACGCAATCGTCGTATCTTCTTGCCCATCGGCATTGACCCTCAAGTAATTCGGTTCCCCTGCGTATGGTGTCGGTCATTTGTCTTCCCTGTAAATGTTTCCGGCGTCATCCACCCATCCGTCAGTCATCAACCATCTCATGAACGTCTTGCGAAAATACACCCCACGGCACAAGAAGTCGGCAATCCATGCAAGCGCCGCCAATGCGTATATTGGCAGTATGATTATGTGGGCAAATATCCTTGATATTATATTCATTTCTTCTTTCCGAGAAGCCTAGCTATAGGGTTTCGTGGTCCAGCTCGCCTTTTTTCTAGCATTTCATTGGCAATTCTCAATCGTTCACTGATTTTACCCCACTTACATCTACCGAATGCTCCGTGCGTGTGTTTTTTTGATTTTCCGCTCATTTTTTTGCCTTTTTCTTAATTTTGAAATTATTATTAGTCTCATTGGGTGGCGCCATGTTTCGCTTTACCCAAAATTTTCTAGCCGCTTCTCTTATGTCTTCCGAGTCCTGCCAAGATGGCACTAAGAAATGTACGGCGTCTCCGTGTTTCCAGTTTTTCGTATTACTTACGTCCACGATGCCCACTCTTTCACGGTTAACGTTCCTCCTGCGTGCTCAAGAGCCTCTCGCTTGGACTCGAAATACTCCGACATTGCGGAGTTCCGCCTCTTCATTCGCCACTGTTTGTTACCTTCCTTGTGCAAGACGAAATCCGGGGTTCCGTCGCGCTCTTCCATTGAGCGTATAGCTGAAGGGTCTTGGCTTTTGACCCACGTCGGATATTTTACTTTAGTCATTTTGGTTCCTTTCTTTTGTTACCAATTATGGAATTTTATTTTTCCCCACTTCAACACTTTTCCTTTACACTTCTTCACGTCTCTAGACATCATTTTCAATCTCTTCTTTATGTCTTTTACGCTTGTGCCGGTTATATCCGGACTATGAGCATGGGCTGAGATGTCTCCTGCATCGTTGTAAAAAACTTCATACAGTCCATACGAGTCCTCGGTGGGATTGTCTCCTTTTTTCTCTATGATTCTATAATTCCACATATTTGGGTTAGTTCATTAAGTTAGTTTAATTAAAAATGTACGAGGAGACAGGTTTCGCTTTCAGCGCTACGCACTTCTGCATATCCCTTCCAGTCGCCCATATTCGCGTTATATAAGCGCGAACACGGGAACCTCACAGCAACCCCACCCAAATACAGGAAATGGTGAAGCGCCTGTCCAACGCGAGGCAAAGTACTACCGGTCATTAAGAATCTCCTCGTTTGTGATAACAACACAATCCACCTAAAGAACACCAACCATGCACACTTGTCAAGACATCAATTGATTTTACTGATAAATTTTTTTTTATTTTCATGGAATGGACTTGACCCATATGCGAAATTTCAGATTAGGTCATGGCATGAATCTTAAAAGCAGAAAACTCTTATGCGCTACGATTTGCTTCCTATGCGCTTCTTCAGCACTTCTTTATGGCATGGCGGAATTTGCCGATTGGGCGGATTATACAAAATGGATATTCGGTCTATATGCAGCCGGCAACGTTGGAGAGCACGTGGCAAAGAAGTAATTTTGCAAGGGCATAGCATGCCATAAAGCAAAAAATTGCTCCTGAAAGAAGGAGAGTGAAGATGGAAAAATTTTTTTTCAAAATAGGCCTTTTTGGCTCCACAGGGTACATTGGGAAAAAAGTAAAGGCAGCAATTGAAGCAAATCCACATATGGAGGTCTTCATAGCCACAAGAACCACTCATCCGGAATTTGCAGCCAGAACTTGTGACGCCATATACAATGCCGCAGGTTACGTGGGGAAACCCAACGTAGACGCCTGTGAAGATGATGACGTTGAGGTGGACTTGTATGAGTCAAACGTATCATTTGTATGCAGGCTAAGGGATGCTTGCCAAAGGTTTGACGTACCACTTCTGCACGTATCCAGTGGGTGCATATACCAAGGAATACCCCCAAGTGGAGAAATCCCACAGAATGGTAATTTCAACACCAAGGGATGGACTGAGGATGATAGACCCAACTTTGATGGCTCAAGGTACGTTAAGTCCAAACTTAGAGGGGAAGACTCCCTAAGGTGGTTTGAAAAAAAATTGGTGCTTAGACCAAGAATGCCTTTCTGCTCACTGGTTGATGATAGAAACCTTCTGGTCAAAATGAAAAATTTTAAGTACATAGTGAATGCTTGGAACAGCATCACTGATGCTGATGAATTTGCCAAGCAGTCATGTGATGCGCTGGTAGGCGCATGCCTAGGTACCGTGCCTTTTGGCACTTACAATTTATGCCATGACAAACCTGTCAGCAATGGCAGGATTTTAGAGATTCTCCAATCAGTGGGCATAGCATGCCTGCAAAACCAGAATATGGTCAACCCTGTGGACTTTAACAAGGATATGCGCGCACAGCGCTCCTTTACTGTGCTTGACTCAAGCAAGGCTAAAAAATATGGCTTTGCTCTGCAGGGCAATATTGAAAATGTTATTCTCAAACAGGCTAAAACACTAGCAAGTAGACTATAAATGTCTTGACATTAATTCATTTTTTTTGGAATTTTTTTGGGTGGAAGGAGGGTGATATAGACGCAAAATCCACCAAGAATGTAAATACACTAAATACAATTGCATGGTGTCTTTTTTGAGAATAGCACTGTGCAATTTTGTCTATCGCAGTATTGTTTTGCCTATTTTTCCAACTTAGGCAAACCGGCAACCGGCAAGGCAAACCGGCAAGGCAAGCCGGCAACCGGCTCGTACAAGCTCTCGCAGTCTTGCAACGTGAGTCTTTACATGGAATGACGAGCAAAAGGCTTTTAACGTGCTCGTATTGGCTCGTATTGATAATGACGTGCCGGTCGCTTATACGTAGCAAACCGGCAAGGCATTTGAACAAGGCAAGCCGGCAACCGGCAAGGCATGGAAACAAGGCAAACCGGCAAGGCATAAAAAAGCCTCGCAGAAGTTACTCTGCGAGGCTTTTATTGTTTGCTTGTCTTGTTCCCTAGGTGCGGATTCCGGTAACGTTTCCAGAAGTCGCTTTGAGTACTGGCGCGGACTTTTGAATCTTGGCAAGCAACGCTTCGTTCTTTTTTTGCAAGTCTTGGTTTTTATCTTGCAAATGTGCAACGTGTGAAAGGTAAGTTTCGTTACGCTGGGCAAATCGTGCATTCGTTTTATTTACCTTTTCTTGTAATGTCGCAACTTCCTTTGTCGCATCGTATAGTTCAATTTTCAGATTCGCAATTTCCCTATCTTGCTCGCCAATTTCATCATGGGCGATGCAACGCTCGCGGTAATATTCCATCTGGTCGAGGTCGGATTGTTTATGTTCTTTCTTTTCCTTACGTAATGCAAAGGCGAGTTCACGTATCGTATTGTTCATCTCGCGCGCATTTTTCAAGGTCTCGTTGTTCCGGTATGCATTCGCATCTTTCCCGGCTTCATAAACTAAATCGTTGAAACCATCACTCGTGGTTTGTAACTCGACTAGGCAATCCATCGCAGGCTCGTCCAAGTTGGAAAGAATGGAAACGTTGCGTAACGCAATTCCCTCTTCGTTGTATCTTGTCCGGTGCGTAAGGTCGTTCTTCCTTAGTTCCAATAATGCCTTCGCATTCGCTTCCTCTTTAATTCTGATTTGCTTGTCGAGTTCGGTTTCCTGTAGGTGACGCTTTTTCATTTTTAATTATTCCTATTTGATTTGATTTGATTTGATTTGAGAAGGGCGACCGGCACGTGGGTCGCACGTGCCGGTCTTGTTTTGTTTTCAGCTTGGCAACACTATCCTCGCTGGGTCGCTTTTCCTTTGGCAAGGGAAATGTCTATTAGTAGGCAAACCGGCAGCGTCAGCGTGAGCCATCGCAATTTCCAATGCATCCAAGATAGGATTCGCGCGATGCTCAACAAAAGAGTAAAGCGCGCTTCGTCCGGTATGTAGCAAGAATCTAGAAAAAGTTTGCGTGGCGCTTAGACATTTATGACTGATTCGCAATTCGCTAACCGGCTTAGACATTTCCGCAAGTGCGGTTCTTATCAACGCAAGATTCATCCAACTCGTGCCGGTTGCAAGATAGGGGTCGATGTCGCCGGTTGATTGATTTGGCAAAACGTAACCCGCGGCGCCGTATCGTAATTCTACAGTCATCGCGCTTTTCAAAATCGCTCTAATATTAACTCCGCACGTGCGCCGCGATTGGCAATCAGCAATTTTTAAAATGCCTTCGCTCTGGCTATACTGACCAAGACCATCGCGAACCAGTCTTGCCAGTTTGAGAATGTCTTCGTTTTCCCAACTCTTGCAATAATGCGTTTGATTGCGTTGGTTACTTCCTCCAATGCCCCAAAATGCCGGTTCGTAACGTCGTCCGGCGCATACTAGGCAAAGAAGAAATTTCGCAACCTTGTCGCACCATCCCGGCTTGCCATAACCTTTAATAATATTGCGTAAATCGTTGTGCTCGTGGAAAGAACATTTTAAGGAAACAACCGCACCGTAATATTCTTTTAACTCTTGCAAAATACGGAATTGATAGCGCAAGCCAGCGTTGCCAGACATAACCGGAAAATTAACCTCGCCGGCATTTTCATATCGTCCTACAGGATAAATCGAACCGTCTTCATCCCAGTAAGGCTTAACAGTCTCGCCATCCGGTTGCGTAAAGCCATCTAAATTTTCAAAGTATTCGCACCATTCTGGCGTGTCGCTTTCCATTACAAGTTCCGCTTCGCTTCCTTTGCCTTGTACAATTGCATCGCCTTCGCTTGGTCCATACTTTTTACCATTTTTGGCAAAGCTATTCAAAACAGTTTGCCTAGGAAAGGTCGTCATCCTAAGTCTCGCAATTTCCTCTGCATTGTAGCTTTGCGCAAGTGAGAGAATGTCTTTTACCTTTTCCTTGTGCTCGTCCACGTTATGTGCGTTGTTGCCGGCGTCGTGTATTATTATGTTCTTATTCATGGTATCGTTATTTTTATTTCTAGACGTGTTATTAATTAATGGAAAAGAATCGTTCCATGTAGGAATTGTCAAGTTAGGGAAAACGCAGTGTTTATGCAATCTCAAAGGCATTTTGCAAGGTCGTTGTGAATAACTTTTTTCACTTTTTTTTCCCTCCTTAAATGTCTATCCGTCAAGTACTTAGGGAAATCGCAAAAGCACAAAGTCAAGTTTTTTTCCGCATTTTAGTCATGAAGTCGTTTTTTGGACTTTCGGCAATTTCTCCGTTTTTTTTATTCTGTAAAGACTTGAAAAACAAGCACTTCGACCAATTAATTTTAGAAAATTTTGAGACGCAAAAAAACGCAAAAAGGCAACTTTCCTTTGTTTACTTAGGCTAGCGAAGGATTGGAAAAGTCGCAAAATCGCATATTTTGGTGGACTTGGTTTAAATATGTAGAAAAAAAGCGTGACTTATTCTCTTTTTTTTCTGTACGAAAAGTTTGCAATTTTCGCTTTTTGAGATTGAATCTCATCGTTTTTGAGACTCCGTATCAATAGGGAAATTTCGCAGAAACAAGGCATGCTTTTTTTAAAAATTAACTATAGGCAATTTTTCATATCGCTAATTTTCGTCAAGACTTTTTTGACAAGCGGTTTCGTGGATTTGAAAAATATTATGCATACAATAAATTTTTTTTATTGCACCAACAGTTTTTTTGGTCAAAATGCTATTTCAGCCAGAGTTTCACCTATTTTGCACCGCCCCGTTCTTGTTTCCCGACCACCACGCCGAAGGACATTTGGCACCGCCACGCCTAGGGAGTTGTGGACCAGTACAATCAGGCCGTCCTCAGTGTGCTTTCCTGTGCCTAGGGATACACCCAAAAACTGGTCTTGTAAGTTATTGGTTATCAACCTTTTGCATTTTGTCTTTTTTTGCAAAAAATCTCATTTTAGAAATTTCCGGCATAGCTCCAGTCGCCGTTGCTGTTTTGCTTGGCCGTACCGATGCCTCAGTGCTGTCCTGATGGGTTCACAGCCTGTTTGCCACCTTGACCACGGCCCGCTTGCCACCTTGACCACGCCGTCCTACCTGACCTCTTACCTTCCGTCCTGAACTTATTGCTGTTCCACCACGCCTGAGCTAATCTCTCACCGCCCTAGGGAGGACCTAATTGGCTCGCGCCCTCGCCACCACCGCCTTCCCTAAAGTTGCGTTTTGGTTCGAGTTCCTTCCGAAACCTTTGACCGAGCACAAAAAAATGGGAGCCGCCTGTGCTTTGCAGTCCTACACTGCGCGGCACTCTGGCGGCTCCCCGATGAACAACAACCGTAGTCTAAATTACGTTACGTGGCGTAACTCAAATCCTTGCTTGGTTTCTTCGATGAACTTGCGCTCTCCGATTTTGACCGCCATTCTCATAGCAATCTTGACTGCAGTTGTTCTTCCCTCCACCTCTGTTACGTTCTGGGTCTCAGTATCTGTGATGTTCCAGAAGTGTCTGAAGTTTGGGTTTCGTTTAATTCTGATTGTAGGCATTATTGTTGTTCTCCTTGATTGTTATAACATTTTGTTCAGTTCCTCAGATGCTTTTAGCAACTTTTCAAATTTTTCTCGCTCGCTTTTCCATGCTTTGCCGGTGGTTGCAAGTGCGTTTGCTTCTGCGTTTTTTGCAGTACGTGTGCGAAGTGCGCGCGCGTGACGTTCAAGTTCGGCGGGCGTTAGTTTACTTTTCTTATTTAACATACTAACAACTTACTCCGGTTCTATCTATTTGTCAAGCTATCTGGGAAATTTTTTTTATCTTTTTTGCTTGTCGTGAAACAGTGCCACGCTCCTTTACAAGCTATGATTGACATTCCCATCACTAGGGCTGGCTCCGTTGCCACGCCTATCGACCTTAACCTTACCATGACCTCGCCAAACCTGTCGGCGTCTTGGGATGGCATTCCTACCTCCAGACCTAGCTTGGTCATTTGTCTGGAGAACTCTGCTACCTCACCTTGCGACGGCATAACTTTTTGTTCCTCTCTTTTTTCCTGTCGGTGAACACTATGGTCCTCGGCGCTCTGACTTTACTTCTTATTTTCATTTTTCAATTCTACCGCGGTTGCTATTTCTTCTGCAAGCTCTTCCACGGACTGCTTGGCGACGTGCTGACGATACTTCCTGCGGTCGTCTGGCGTGCTGGCTCGTTCCGTGACCTTGAGCGGGTGGATTCGGATTACCTCAAGACTCGGATGCTTTAGCTCTCCGCCGTCCCTCGGGTTCATGTCGTAGTCCACACTGTATGGGTCTTCTGAATTTGGCATTTTAGTTTCCTCGGTTGTTATCGTGTTCTCTCGAAAAACTTATCCCAGCGCTTGGCGTCTTCTATTTCTTGCCTCGATAGTCGGCGAGTACGTCCTGACTTGGTGATGAATTTTCCGTCTAGATTTTTAATCGCCTCGCGAAGGTAAACTCCGTCTGAAACGTTTCTGGCTATTTGACTCCTGCGTGCGCAGGCTGCTGCTCTAGGCATTGTTTTTCCTTAATTTGATGGTTATTGTCTTGCTCATTTTGAACATATAACAAGATACACCGGTTTCCCTAGAGAGTCAAATGATTTACCACAGTTTTTTCACTTTATTTTCAGTCCAAGACCTCCTCCTGAGCCTACCACGGCGTCAACTACCTCGACCTGACCGCATGTCGCGAATACCACGACCACGACATATCTGCCAGACCTACTACCTGCAAACCTCCTGAGCCTTGCCACGACCTTGCCACCGTCCACGACCACGCCAACCTTCCGTCCTTCCAACCTCGCCCTTCAGGTCTACCTTCCTTGCCCGTGTGCATCTCTTACCGCCTCACCTATGGGCTTATTGTACCGCCTCGTGTGTGATACCGCCTCACCTAGGAGCAAAATCGCATCACTTTGTCTGCTTCTGCTGCGACTTCTTCCATCTGGCGCTCCCAGTCCAACACCTGCTCTTCGTCATCGTTCTTTCTGGCTGCGTCCCTGTACATCGTCATTTCCTCGTGGTCGCAGACCAGTCGGTCGAGTTTCTGTGCGGGCGTTTCTGATTCTAGGTCGTACATATTATTTTATTGGTTCGATTAGGTAAGTTCCGGAATTGTTAAAAGCTATTGCGTAATTTTCGCGATGCGGAACAAAAGCGTATAGTGGACTGTAAATCACCCACGATTGCTCTGGTGTGCTCTCTATTTTTGTGTTTCCGGTGTGGTCAATCGGACAAGATAGAACGTTTTCGGGTTCATCTAGATATTCCTCGGCGCATTCTAAAGCTCTCTCGTTTAACGTGCGCGTAACTCTTAACTTGCGCGTGGGTGAAGATTCTTCGAGCATACAATGCAGGTCGATAAAATCGTTTATTTGCGCGCTAGTGGCAGTTGCGGCAGGCGCAAACTGTTCTAGGTCGTCAATCGTTTCTATTGTCTGAAGTTGGCTAGTGTGTGTTTTTAACATAGAACAAGATACACCGGTTTTTCTCTATACGCAAGCGATTTGCCGTAGTTTTTTCAATTTATTTGGCATTCCAGCAGTGTTTTCTTCCACTCAGGCCTGACCGCTGCCGGTTTGCCTTGCCTGCGACGCTTGACCATTCCACGCCACCGTCCACGCCTCTCCTCCACCACCGCCTGCACCTTTGCGTATATGACACCGCCTCACCTAGGGTCTAATCTCGTACCGCCACGCAGGGGACACCGCCCGTCCAAAGAGAAAAAGGCTCACCGGCTCTGCACGAACCGGTGAGCCTGACAACACACACGTCAAATTTACATTAAAACAGCCATTTTTGCCCGTTTTGCTCGGATATTGTTCCGGTTGTGTCTATATCTAGGTCAGAATCTGGCATTAAAGGGTTATTAGAGCCTACAGGAGGGCGGGCGTCTTCTTGCAGGTACTTGGGTGCACGGTGAAAATTCTCAGCCCAATCACGCCTCTCTGCTTCTTGCGGCAACTCTTCGTGATTCTCTAGGTGTGAACCTTCGGTGAAAAAGTCGAGTACGGTCTTACCGTTAGCCTTGCCCCTCCTAGTGTGTACATCTAGCGCGCAATCAGGTATTTTTAAGGCGTTTGGACTGCTTGGGTCGCATTCCATACGGCTTTTATGCTGGTTGACTACGCACATTTTCGTCCAATCTATAAGCCGGGACTTCTTTGCTCGGCTTAGGTAGATGACCGCTTGAAAGATTGCTAGGCGCTCGTGTGGGTCTTTTGCGGAGTGGAGGCGCTGGTACATATCATGGTATTGCATGACCCTGCCCACAGCATCCGGGTCGGCCAAACCGACGTCCTCGGACGATATAATCAGGGTGCGCTTCCAGAAATACTTCGCAAATCCGCTAATATAGAGTTCGTAAGCAAAATGCAGAGCATCCTCCTCCATCCCTCGCCTTATGCACTTCTGATAGGCGGAGCTTACTTCAAAAAAGTCTAGCCCGCTCTTGGTTCGTAGGTCGCTCATGGTTAGCTCCTCTTGTGGTCGCCGTCATCAGCGCGCTTGTTAAATTCGTCAATGGGGTCGAGTCCACCGCTAGCGTAGTCTTGGTGACCCGCCACTCCTTTTAGGGTTTCGTACTGTGTTCTCAGCTCTTCCACGGTGCGATTTGCTTCAGCAAGTAGCATCTGGAGTTCCACCTCGTTGGTTTTGCGAGGATTGACGAGTTTGTCCGTCACCTTTTCTAGAACTCTGCGCCACGATGATACAATCGCTCCTACGCTGGTGGTCTCGCCGTCTTCATTGAATAACTCGCGCCACTCTTCTGACTTCTGAGACATCTCATTTTTAAGTGTTCCTATGTTCATTTTATTGTTCCTCATCGTAATTAAGTCTTTCACCGGCTATCCACGGCCAAAACTTGAGGGTTTCTGACTTATTTTTGATAAACTCATCTTCAACCCAGTCAACCTTGACCTTTCGGGTTGTTTTCTCGGCAAGTTGGTTGTCCTCACTGAGTATGAAGTTGGTAGCAATGTTCAGATTATCTCGGAGAGTTCCCGGATACATTAGCTCGCCCGTGCTTGGGATTTGCCAAAATCCAATGAATGGATTGCCGTAGAATTTTTGATTACTCGACGTCATATCGTACTCCCTCCGAGGTTAGTTCAAATACTGTCTTTAGGTTAATCATGCGGTGACCATCGGCTTGAATATCGAAGGCGCCTACGAGGTCGTAATCGGAAGGTGTGAAACTTCGACCGACTCCCTTGACGTACTTTCCGACGTGGAGGCGGCAAGTCATCTTGCGAACCTCTCCGTTTTTCTTAACGAACTTCACGGAGAATATTCTACCTCCAGAGTTCAGAATCATATCCGCTGCTGTGTCTTGCGTGATTACGTTTGGATTGTGTGTGGTGTTTATTGTCATGTTATAAGGTACTGCCGTTTGCCTTAGAAGTCAAGCGATTGGCGAAGTTTTTTTGCTTTTATTTTCTCTACCGCATATATACTGGCGAACATTAGCGTCCACGGTGTTAGAATCATTAGCATTTCTAGTATGTCCTGTATTGTTTTTGCTGGATTGTTCATTACTTGTTCCTGATGTATAGTTTGACTTTCTTTCCCATGGGGGATTTCATGTTGTGTTCGTACCTAAATACTTGCGCGAACTTGGTATCATTGAACCATAGTATCACTTTCTTAGGTAGGTCGTCCCACCAAGGGCTAAACGGTACTTCTCCGAGTTTGTTCACCGAAGTCGTATAGGTGGGTTTTCTGTTATCCTCGCTCATATCTTCGTTGAACCGCCACGCATCATGTAGAATTGTGTCGTCCGAGATTGGCTTTTTAATTGTTTTAGTCATTGTAATTGTCTCCTGTGTATTGTGCTTATCTTATACCGCCCAACCTAGGTTTTTATTTCAACCTACCATTGAATGCGGTGCGACTTTCCATAATACCCATCCGCCGAATCTTAGGCTAAATGCAAAGGCGAGCATGATTGCTACCCTGCGGTAATATGGAACGTGATAATTGTATATCTTTTTGCTTAGGAATCGTTTTTGTAAGTTCATACTATAAGGTACTCCAGTTTACCTGCAATGTCAAGTGATTGTGTGGTTTTTTATTCTTTGTAAGTTGTCTACCCGCTCTTTTAGTGCGACGTAGAGGGCGGTATCGACTCCCGAAGGTTGCGTGGGATTGGAGATTCGTCTTCCAAACGTCAGCCAGCCCCGCTCTTCTAGGCGGTACAGAGTCTGTGCGGTTAATAGCTCCCAGTATACGCAGGTTTTCGCTATGCTCTCCACTGAGTAGAATAACTGTCTATTGAACGATAGTATGGGCAGTACCGCCAGCGCTTGTATAGAGAACTCGTCTTTTCTTTTCATCCATTGGTATCCCATTTCCTTATCCTTTCATTCTGATTGCTTGTTCTATTTCTTCGATGTTCTGCTGAACCGCCACGGGGTCGATGAGTGGGTCGATTTCTTCAAACCCTTCTCTTAACTGTCCTCCGACGTATATGTCGCTCACGAGTGGGCAGAAGACACCATGCTTATCTTCGATTGGGTCGTACATGGTGTCTACCGCCATAGTTTCGCTAGGGGTTGGTGTGGAAATTCTGTCCGTATCTACGTCTCCCGTATCTGGACATGAACTCGTTTGACCTACCTCTCGCGCTAGTTCCAGTTGGAGAGATGCTCGTTCGGATTTCGGTACCCACCGCTCCACTCTTGGGCGCGTTGGTACTTTTTTTTTACCCTTAGCCTTTTTCTTGTTCGGCTTGCCGACAATGTCGTTGGCGGTTGCCGCGGACTTATTGCGAGCTTCCTTGCAGTAGGAAGTGCTCGCGCCATAGTAGGCGGTCGTGTACCTAACTTGCAAGTGAAGGTGACTGTCATTGGAGTACCATACTCCATTTTCCCAGTTTCAGGCAGACTCATTGATAATGACCGCCTTGCCTTTCTTATTGAGAAATACAAGTTTCGAGCCGGAACCGATGAGCTTTTCGAGAACTAGCTTGCCGTATTCGCTATAAATGATGCGAGGGTTACCTCGATTCATTGGTCCCACGTAGTGCTTTACAAAAGCATTCGTGTCGGACGTTAGCGCGTCAACTCCCTCAATCCCGCTGATAATTCCGTTGTGAATCATGGCGAGGTCTGGAGCGACCTTGAATGGGTGGCAGTTGTCCTTATCGACAAGACCATGAGTTGCCCACCGAAAGTGAATAAGCATTGGCTTATCCATGTGCGGTACTAGAGCTTCCCAGAATGGCTTGAAGGTCATAAAACCTTTCTCAATGACAACCTTGCCTTTTTCGACGTAGGCGAAACCTGCTCCATCGTCATTGTTGTCGAAAGCAGTCTGCATATGGAACTCGTCCACTTTCTGGTTTTCTGGTTTCAAAATTGCTAAACACATTTTTATTCTTTTCCTTTCGTTATTTTTGTAGTGGTGTTGGTCGTTATTTCTTTCACTTAAACAATATACATCCGTTTGCCTGTAATGTCAAATGATTTGGCAAGTTTTTTTCTATACTCGCGAATCATATTGCAGTGCCATGCGTTCGGCAGTTCTGCGCATTCCTCGGAAGTTGTCGCGAAAGACCGGCAGGAAGTAATTTCTACCTAGGTGGTGATGAAACCATTTTAGACTTTCAGCGCCACATCCCGGTGCTTTCTGCGTGAACGGAAGTTCCTTGAGTGAAACATTACGTTTTGCGTTGTGTATAATTGAATACACAGTCCAGAGCGCGTGGAGAATCTTCTGCTTGTTGAGAGTTCCCGCGAATGCACGGAACTCGACAGTTCCCTTGCCGTTCATGTTCTGAAGGTTGACGGCATGGTATCGCTCCAGATGACTCAGAGAGTTTCCGTGGCGACACTTTTCAGAATCTGGCTTTTGGTGTTCCGAGCGCACATTCATTACCCAGTGTGACTCATCTTGGATGCGTCCGCAGTAGGTGTTTCTGTCTCTGCGAGTTCCGGACTGTGCGTAAAGCGCGTCCTGCCATCGGTAGGTCAAGTGAGCTACTTTCGTTAGAAAGTTCACGACCTTGGCGGCAGATGCTCCCCGTCCTAAAACGGAATCTATTCCGCAGTGGATGTGCATACCGCACGAGGCGTTGACTCGCGTTGGCAAGTCTCTAAGCCAATCAGTAAACGCAAGCACGTGTTGAACCCCGTCTTGCCCTACTAGAATCGGAGATACGAACTCACACGCATATCGCTCATAATTGCGAGTATCCACGGATGAATCGTTCTCTACTGTCCACCTGTTGCAGCCAAATCTAGGTGCATCATATACCGGTTCTCCGGCATGATAGTCACCTATGTCGATATTATCGGCGTAGTCTCGCGGAATTAGGCATTCTAATTCTACTCCTATCGTCCAATCTTCGCCTTTGGACTGCTGTCCTTCAAACATATTTAATTGTGTGTCTATATCCATTTTATTTGTGATTTTAATTGTGATTTTTGAAACATATTACAAGGTACTGCGGTTTGCCTCTGAAGTCAAGTGGAACGGGAAGTTTTTTTTCACTTTATTTTAGTTCCATGCTTCCTACCTACCTATTCCACCTCCTCCCGTCCGACCACGACCACGACCGCCCTACCACCCTAGCCACACGCCTATGGTGAAAATACACCCACCCTACGGTTTCTCATCTCTCACCGCCCGACCTAGAAGCCTCACATGCTATTTACTTCTCTTTGGAGTTCGCGAAGTATAGCGTTAGCACGGGTATGCCTGCGAGGTCGCTCCGGAGTTTCTTCAGGTGGTGTCAGGCATGATAATTGCCTGCCTCGGACATACTGGCGTGCTGGGTAGGCGTCTGAAGATTCTTCAAGAACTCGGCACAGTTTGCGCGAACCTCTACGTCCTGTATATGAAGCCTGCAAGTCATTCATTACCTCTTCTAGGTTGGCAAGTCGGCGGGTGTTTCTATGTCTGAAATCGTTGCAGTCATAAATAATACGCTCTTTTGCTCCCTCAATGTCATCTATGTCATGAAGCGACAACTTGAAGGTAAATTCGTTTTTCCATTTATACGTCCACGCTTCGGTTTCTTTTTCGATTGCGCAATCACCCGAAAACGCACTGACGCTTAATAGGCAGGACTCATTCATGTCGTGTACCACGCATTGCAAAGCGTCTGTCACGGCATCCTCCATATGGAATACTGCTGCGCGCTTCCATGCTATGAGGGATGAGAACCAGTCCTGATTGGCTATGGGGACTCTCTTCTCTCCCGACATTCCTACTTTCAGAAAGCGTTCAATGTTATCCGGTGCGTCGTGCGTGCCGCAATAACTATTGGCTTCCGAACGAGTGGCAGGACGAGCAAACTCAATACGGTGGGCGCCATGCCTTAGGTAAACGTTATCTGGTCCCGTTTGTATTTCATAGGCGTCTTTCAACTGTGATTCTAATTCTGTTATTTGATAGTTCATAGTTTTAACTTACTTTATATATGCTCATATGTCAAGTAAATATCTAGGAAAATGTATGGCAGTCATCGGACGACCAGCACCCCGGCTCTCTATATGCTCGGAACTCCCAGCCGTAGTCCGGCTTGCTTCCCGTCTTGTGCATCACGGCGACGTACTCATTATCTCCGTCAGTTTCATACTCGTCCCAACTTTCTATCATTCCGTACTCACTCATATAGTCGAACAGAACACTGCCAAAGCAGTCGTTCCACTCGTCGTTTATGTTGTGGACCTCGCCGTCGATAAATCGAGTCCTGATGGATTCGCCGGCGGTGCTGGTCTTAAACTGGAACAGTAGCCATTTACCCTTCTTCCTAGAAGTACCTTGTTTCACATTCATGTCGTTCTCTTTCTATGCTAGCTTGCAGTGCGTTGATTTTATATTTTTGGGCGCCTATGATGATTAGCAGCTGCTCCACGTCGGTGGCTAGCAGTGTCTCGGCTTTATTGTCTGGGTGGTGGTTGAAGTCCCACATCTCTGTGAATTTCTTCAGCCAGCGCTTGTGATGCTTACTCATAATTTTTCCTCCTTATAGATATAGAATTTTTCCGAATAGGGCGAACTGTAGCATCATGTCGCAATGCACGGTCCTGTATGTCGGTGCTTGGCCACAGCTTTGGGTAGAGAACTTATTAAATAGCGCTGGGAAGTTTCGCTTTGCTCGCTTAAATCCCAAACTTATATCCCATAGCGTCAGAGTCCAAGTTCCCCACAGTTGCTCGTTCCTATAACGCTCTCGATTACTTCCGTTCTGCCACGGGCGATTAAGCGCTTTTGCTAGGAAGTTGTCGGATGCGGCGCGGTACATATAGTGCATAGGCATACCATCCCCATCAATATCATCCTGTAGTGTATCTTCGGTCAGGAATGCGAAGTCGTGGATATGTCTGCGTGGCGCACGCTCTGGGTTGCGCCAACGGGCGTTTATTCGCGGAGTGTTTGACCACTGGTGCGAACTATAAATTATTGCGTACAGCATTGCCTCGATAGTCCTATCGTCATGCGGTCCTATGATTGGGGTTAATGGGCAATCATACGGAGGAACGTGTCTATCATTGGTGGCGTACTCGCTAGCCATGGTCTTGTACAGTTCGTTTTTCTCGATGTTACCTCCGCGCACTTCTGCAATTACGGGCGGAGGTGCGGGAGGGAGAAGGGTGTCGGCGTACCTATCGCTTATCGGACACATTATGATTCCTCCTTGTTAGGGTCGCCATACTTCGGCAACAGGGGAGTGAACTCCCACTGAAATCCCGGTGACTTAGCTCCCGGAATCGCGTATCCGAACTGCCTAGCCTCTTCGGGACCAGCGAATGGTCCGTAGGTTACTCCGCCCTCGGTTACGCTATACTTGCATCGGGACTCGCGTTCAATTGCGTTCTCCACTTGCTTGGTGACGTCCCCGCAAGCGGCACAGTCCAATAGAACTTTATGTGCCTCGCGCAACGCATCAAGGGTTGGAGTCTTAATTACGGGGAACAAATCTTCCGCCGTGGCGATATTCAGATTCCCGAGTGCTTCTTCTAGTAAGTTATCTTCATTGATGATATTCATAATTTTAGTTTCCTCAGTGGGTTTATACACAGGCATACATAGTGATTTGCCATCCGTCCCCATAGGCTAGTCGATATTCTCTCAGGAGGTATCGCGCCTCGGTCTCGGTGCTGGTGGAATCAAGTACTTCTGTCCGTCCGTTATATCTTCCAAGTATTTTATACATTATTTTCTTTCGTCTGATTTATTTCGTGTCGCAACTACCTTCTTTGTCCACGCAGTCTTTGCATATAGTAACGCGCCGGTCGATGGGCGTTAATGGCTTGCCGCAGTTGTCGCACATACTGTTCACCAGTCCGGAGATTATCTTCAGCACTACATACGCGGCATACCCGACAATTAGATAGAATATGATATTTACTATTTCCATTTTTGTTTGTGGGTTAATTTTTATTACTAATGCAATATAGTCCGGGTTAAGGCATATGTCAAGCGATGCGGGCGATTTTTTTATATTATTTTCTCCCCCTCCCCTTACGCGCGTTCGCGCGCGCGAGGCGATTGCGTACTATTTAGTACTTAATCCTTACTCGTGCGTAATACTTCCGGGGCGACAACTCAGGCCGCAGCGCAGCTGCAACGCTGCAAATACTCGGCTTTTCCACGGCAGTACCGCATGTTTACTCCTTTACCCTGCGGATG